TTGCTGGTGATAAAGTTGCTGTTTATGGTATGTATTAATCATTAGATTAACTTTAAAATTAACATCGGGGGAGAAATCCTCCGATGTTTTTTAATAAACAAATAAAATTTAAAAAATTATGCCAATTAACGTAAACGGAAAATTAAGAATCAAAGGTGCAACCACAGGCGGAAACGGTGGAGGTGGTACCGACTTTATCTCAGTATGGGATACAACACTAGGTGATGGAAATCCTTCCATTATACTTCCATTAGTTGCTTCTGGTAACTACAACTTTAGTGTAAACTGGGGTGATGGAAACACTGATACAATCACAGCATATGATCAAGCAGAAGTAACTCACACATACGCAACAGGAGGAATATATACAATTACAATCACCGGAACAATTGAAGGATGGTCATTCGCAGGTGTTGGAGATTGTCAAAAAATCACTTCAATCACAAACATCGGACAACTTAAACTAGGAAATGAAGGTGCATATTTTTATGGATGTTCAAACTTAACCACAATTGGAGGTGTATTTGATTTAACAGGAACTACAAATTTTAGTAGTATGTTTGACAGCTGTACCTCTCTAACCTCAGTAAATGGAATTGGGTCTTGGAATACATCGGCTGTAACAAGTATGGGTGACATATTTAATGGTGCAACATCTTTCAATCAACCATTAAATTCATGGGATGTTTCAAATGTAACTGAGATGGGTGGTATGTTTATTAATGCAATATCATTCAACCAACCATTAAATTCGTGGGATGTATCTTCTGTAACTGGTATGAATAGTATGTTTGCTGATGCAACATCATTCAACCAACCATTAAATTCATGGAATGTTTCTTCTGTAATTGATATGTATCAGATGTTTGTGGGAGCAACAGCATTCAATCAATCATTGAACTCATGGGATGTATCTTCTGTAACTAATATGAATAGTGTATTTGCTGGTGCAACATCGTTTAATGGAAATATTAGCTCTTGGAACACTTCAGCTGTAACTGATATGCACAGTATGTTTGAGGGGGCAACAGCATTCAACCAATCATTGAACTCATGGGATGTTTCTTCTGTAACTGATATGATATATATGTTTTCTGATGCAACATCATTCAACCAAGATATCAGTGGATGGGATGTTTCAAATGTAACTGATATGAGTTATATGTTCTATGGTACAATATTCAACCAACCATTAAATTCATGGAATGTTTCTTCTGTAACTAATATGGGTGGCATGTTTAACGATGCAACCGCATTCAACCAACCATTAAATTCATGGAACACTTCAGCTGTAACTGATATGAATGAGATGTTTTCTGGTGCAATAGCATTCAACGGAGATATCAGTGGATGGGACACTTCAGCTGTAATTTATATGAGTACTATGTTCTATAATGCAACATCATTCAATCAAGACATTAGTGGATGGGATGTATCCTCTGTAATAAATATGGGTTATATGTTCTATAATGCAACATCATTCAATCAAGACATTAGTGGATGGGATGTATCCTCTGTAACTGGTATGAATAGTATGTTTTATAATGCAACATCATTCAACCAACCATTGAACTCATGGAATGTTTCTTCTGTAATTGATATGTATCAGATGTTTTTTAATGCAACATCATTCAATCAACCATTAAATTCATGGAACGTTTCTTCTGTAACTAATATGGGTTATATGTTCACTAATGCAACAGCATTCAATGGAGACATTAGTGGATGGAATACCGCGGCTGTAACTAATATGAATAGTATGTTTAGTAATACAACATCGTTTAACCAAGACATCAGTTTATGGGATGTTTCTTCTGTAACCGATATGGGTGCTATATTTGAGAATGCAACAGCATTCAATCAAGACATTAGTGGATGGAACGTTTCTTCTGTAACCGATATGAGTAACATGTTTACTCAGGCAACAGCATTTAACCAAGATATTAGTGGATGGAATACCGCAGCGGTAACTAATATGGGGGCTATGTTTGAAGGTGCAACAGCATTCAACCAAGATATCAATGGATGGGATATATCTAATGTAACATACATGGATTCATTTATGACTGGTAAATCAACAGCAGATTATGATTATTACGATGACTTATTAAATTCTTGGTCACTATTAACTCTACAAACTGGAGTAACTTGGGATATGGGTTCAATTGAATATACTTCTGCTGGAGCAACAGCAAGACAGGATATCATTGACAACTATTCATGGATAATTAATGATGGTGGAGAAATTTAATCAACTGATTTTTAACATGATATACTAGTAGTTATTACAATAACAAAATAAAAAATTTAAAACTTAAAATTATGCCAATTAACGTAAACGGAAAATTAAGAATCAAAGGTGCAACCACAGGCGGAAACGGTGGAGGTGGTGGAACCGACTTTATCTCAGTATGGGATACAACACTAGGTGATGAAAATCCTTCCATTACACTACCATTAGGAGGTGCTTCTAGCAACTACAATTTCACTGTAAACTGGGGTGATGGAAACACGGACAATGTTCAAGGTAGTGGAGGACTTATAACGGGGTTTTATTCACATACTTATGCAACAGGAGGAGTGTACACAATTACAATCACAGGAACAATTGAGGGATGGTCATTTAATTATGGTTTAGATTCTCAAAAAATAACATCAATCACAAACATCGGATCACTTAAACTAGGAAATGATGGTTCATATTTTGCAGGATGTACAAACTTAACAACAGTAAATGGAATATTTGATTTAATAGGAACAACTAATTTTAATAGCATGTTTGCTGATTGTTCGTCATTAACAAGTGTACCAAATATCAATTCATGGAATGTATCTGGAATAACTTCTATGATTTATATGTTTAGTGGTACATTATTTAATGGAAATATCAGTTCATGGGATACATCTAATGTAATTGGGATGGGTGGTATGTTTGCTTTTGCAACAGCATTCAACGGAAATATTAGTTCATGGGATATATCTAATGTAATTGAGATAGGTAGTATGTTTGAAGGTGCAACTTCATTTAACCAAGACATTAGTGGATGGAACACTTCAGCTATAATTAATATGAGTTTTATGTTCTATGGTACAACTGTATTTAATCAACCATTAAATTCATGGGATGTATCTTCTGTAACAGATATGAGTAACATGTTTGAAGGTGCAACTTCATTTAACCAACCATTAAATTCTTGGGATGTATCTTCTGTAACTAATATGGAAAGTATGTTTGAAGGTGCAACAGCATTCAATCAAAACATTAGTTCTTGGGACACTTCAGCTGTAACTAGTATGATTGGTATGTTTGCTGGGGCAACATCATTTTTGGGTCGTTCCAGTGGTATTAAAATTACCGATTACATATTCAGTGATGTGTCATCTGTAACTAATATGGGTGGGATGTTTCAAGAAGCAACATCATTCAACGGAGGGATTGGTGGATGGGATGTATCTTCTGTGACTGATATGTCTAATATGTTCTCTAATGCAACATCATTCAATGGAGACATCAACGAATGGGATATATCTAATGTAATTTATATGAGTAATTTTATGTATGGTAAAACACCAGCAGATTTTAATCCTCTTATTTATGACAACATATTAAATTCTTGGTCATTATTAACTCTACAACCTAATGTAACTTTGGACATGGGTTCAATTGAATATACTTCTGCTGGAGCAACAGCAAGACAGGATATCATTGACAACTACACTTGGACAATTACTGATGGTGGAGAAATTTAATCAACTGATTTAATTAACAATCAAAAAGAAAGGAGACTCAAAAGGTCTCCTTTTTTATATTCATATTAAAATGTTTTACTTATATAAATTTGTAAACGGATCATAAATTAACCCTTTATTTCCACCATTAAACAATCCATCAATTAAACGATCATACGTTTTAATTACATCTGTATTTTCAATATGATAACGTTGCAATACAACATCATTTCTTTCATTGTAACCTTTAATATCTTTATCATGTTGAGTTAAAATATAATCCAATTTTCTAGCCGCAGAATATGTATCCGATCCTTCATAGTAATAACCAAGATCTTTAACCATAGGAGCGTTATGTAAAATTGGATAACCTAAATAAACAGCATCCAAATACAAATAATTTAATGGATTTAAAACTTGATGACATATTAAAACATCCAAATGTTGAGTCAACATATATGCTGTTTGATATCTAGATTCAGCACTTACTTTTCCATCTTTATATAAATCAAAAGTTCCAACCATTGAAAGGAATTCTTTGTTTTCTTTTATGTTACCTGAATTGGTGATTCTCAATTTCTCTATATGTTCTTTACCAATCTCACCTCTATAACATTCCTCAGCAATCATAGCAGGTATTAAACAAAATTTAACAATATTTAAATTTGGTTCCATTATACCCAATGTTTTTTTATCTTTACCCACTTCATACTGCCAATCTTTCTTATATTGTCCATTTTTAAACCCTTTATGGATTTCAGCCACAGATTCAAATAAGAACTTCTCAGACCATATAAATGGAACTGGAATAGCTTCTGTTCTATATAATGTTCTATACAACCCAGAATTAACCATATGTTGTTGTGGAACATACCATATCTCATCATATTCTGTTTCATATTGGTATGTTTTAGTTTTATCGTTTTCTTTAAAAAGGATACTCTCCATTGAAATAACATAATTGTTTCCACATTTATATGATACAACTTTTTTATTACCCTGTGCTTTGAACGACTTTAATTGTGAATCATGTACTTGTGCTCCCATTACAATAATCAAATCCATTTCCATGAATTTATCATTAAGGTAATGTATATCAATGTTATTTAAATAAGATGGTTTTTCTGTAAAATCTAACTTCACCGTATTTAAAATACAGACATCATATTTTTTTTCTGAATTATTTAATAGATGAACCAACATTAAAACGTTTTGTTTTATTCCGTTTGTCCATATAGACTCTTTGTTGTCTTTTAATCCCAATGTAATACCAATTTTCATCCGTGTGTTTTTATAAATTTATTTATTATTTCCATTTTTTTTTCATCGTTAATTTCGTTGACCCATAACCATAAAAAAGATGATCCAACCTCTTTTAATTCTTTTTTCCTATCCACAACAATTTTTTCAAATAAAACCAATGAATCAACCGTAAGATTAACATCTATATTTAATTTTTTTGTTATTTTATATAAACTTAATAAATCATTAATTTCATATGCGATTTGCGCTTGATCGTATAATTTATTTCTATAAAGATTTTTTGTTTTATCTGGATGACATATTTTCGCAATAGATCTAAAAACGGTTTTTATTGTTTTTAATTCTTCCTCACTTACCTCTATAATTTTTTTATTTATTGTATCTGAAATATTATTTTTTGTTTCGCCCGTTATTAATTTTGGTTTATATCCGTTTTTTGATAACTCATCCATAAAAATAGGTTTATAATGGTTTGTAAATTCATCGATATATTCCTTTTCTGAATCTAAAAGTTTTAATTCTTTTAATAGAAGTGAAAGTTTTAAATTTTTTAATTTATCAGTCATATTAATAAATATCTGTTTAGTTAAGTCGTTAATTAAATAAGTAAATATTTATTAATAAAAGATTATGAAAAATTTAGGAACACATATATCTTCTTGGTTTTCTATTGGGTTTGGTTTGATGGGTTCAATACTTTACCCTTATTTTTTATCAGAAGGTTATTTGGATACTTGGTATTTAAAAATTGCGGTTTTTATTCCAAGTTATGGCGGTTTAATAGCATCAATTATTTGGTATTATAAATTTTTAAAAGATAATAAATGATTTATATTGGATTCATTCTTTTTTTTGTCGCTGGAATTTGTGAAGCGGTAATGGACAAATTACAATTTCACTACAATATTTCTATTTTTAAAAATTTTAAAAATCAACTTTTTTGGGACCCGTCTAGTTCGTGGAAAAATAAATACGAAGATGGCGATCCGCTAAAGGGAGAAAGATTTTTTCTTTCAAAAACATTATTTGTTGGTTTTACAGATGCTTGGCATCTTTTTAAATTGTTTAGAACTTTAATGATTTTTGCTGGTGTATACTTTTTATTTATTCCTTGTCTTTCAAAAATAGAGTGTCTTTTATTTGTAATAATAGCAAGAATTTTATATGGTATATCTTTTACAATTTTTTTTAATTGGTTTGAGGATTAATAAACTTTTTTAATCGCCAACCCTTCTTTAATTAACCATTCATTAATATTTGTTCCATCCGATTTAATTATTATTCCGAGGTAACGACCAAATTTTTCACTTCTATCCTTAATTGTTTTAAGTGTGATTTCTTGACCTAAAATTTGTTCCCTTAACTTATCTCTTGATATTATACCCATATCTTTTTCGGGTCCTTTCATTTCTGGGGCATTAAGGCCAAACAATCTTATTTCAACGCCTCTATTATCCGAACCCCTCCAAACAATACCAAATCCTAGATTTAACTCAACTCTAATCGTATCGGCATCGTATATTTCCAAAACTTTTGCCTTATAGTGATATAAATAATTTTCATTTTCCATACTTATAAATATTTATATAATAAAAAGATGGCAACAGATAGAAGAATATTAAATTTACCACTAATCTTATCAGGAAACGTAACAAGCTCAGTGGTATTACCACTTGACGACCCTTCCGATAGTTTAACTAAAAAAATTAATTTAGATCAAATTAAAGATTTTATATTGAGTGGTGCTTCATTAAGTGGTAATTATTTATCGTTAAGTGGTGGAACTGTGACAGGATCGACTAATTTTACAGGCGGATTAACCGCAAACACATTAACAGTAAACGGATTTAACATATCAGGGGATACTTTTGTTTCTGGTGGAACATATAATACAGGTGGAACGATAACGTTAAGTTATAACATTGGCGGGGGATTTCAAATAACCGGATTAACTGAAGACTTAAATAATGAAATATCAACGCTAGCAGAAGCGGACGAACAAACAATAACATTAAATTTAATCACGAATAAAATTGAACTTAAAGAAAGTATTTTATCTCCAAGTGGGGGGACAAGGACATTTCAAGGAAATATTATAGTTAATAGTGGATTAACCGCAAATAGTTTTATTATAAATAATGGTTATACTCCCACATCTTCTGGAGATACGTTTGGATCTATAGGTCAATTAACTTGGGATGACGATTATTTATACGTAAAAACCAATAACGGTTGGGGTAGAACCATTTTAGATTATATTTTTTAATAATGGAATTTTTTATAAAACAAAATACAAGTTTACCGATCCTTAAAATGGATGTTATCAGAGACGGAAGAACCGACTCATGGAAAAACTTTTATGAAATTTTGGATAACGCAAACATCCGATTCTCGATGAAAAGTGAAGACAATGGAATCCAAAAAATATTTATGCAACCGGCATACCTAACAGAAAAAGATAGAACAAATCCCGATTCAGACAGAGAATATTATATCTATTACAAATGGTCGGCAAGAGACACAAATAAAAAAGGAAGATTCATCGGAGAATTTTCGATTGTATTAGAAAACGGAGAGTTGATCGCACCAATAGTTTCAAATTTATATATCAACATCATTTGACATTTTACCATTTAACCACTATTTATTAGGTAAGGGAAATCACGATATTTTTTGTGAGCATAATAACCCAAACTTAAAATTATAGATATGGTTCCACAAGAAGAAATTGAGCGCTTTTTACACGGCGAAGACGACGAGAAATACATTGTCGCGTTAGAATACGATTACAAATCAGATAAAATTTTCAAGGTAATACAAGATCCAATCAAAGGAAAACTTTTGAGAATGGATACATTCATCCCATTTGCTTGGGTTGGTGACCTTAGAACAAAAAACTTTTATAAAGGTAATAAAGACTTTCAAAAAAAGGCGATGTCTGAAAACGGCATTATAATAGAAAAATTAGAAGATCGCGGAGACGAAAGATTAAAAAATGGATTGACTTTCTTGGTCAAAACAACAAAATCATATTCAAACCTTGTGAACTTTTTTAAGGGTGGTGGTCTTGATCCTTGGGATAGAGATAATTCAGATGTGATTACCATCATGACTCCGGTAGAACAGTACCTCATTCAAAAAAGTAAAAGACTCTTTAAAGGGTTTGACGAATACGATGAAATTCACAGGTTTGTCTTCGATATTGAGACCACAGGTTTAGATCCTAAGACAAGTAAAATGTTCTTGATCGGGATGAGGGACAATCGTGGTTTTCTAAAATTATTATCAGCACAAAATGAAGACGAAGAAAGACAAATGATTATTGAGTTTTTTAACACCATCGACGAATTAAAACCGTCACTTATTGGTGGGTACAACTCCGCATTCTTTGACTTTCCGTTTATTTTAAAACGTGCAGAGATTTTAAAGTTAAACATTAAAAAAATATCCAAAACGTTAAAGGCAGATCAACCGTTAAAACAAAAAGACGGTATTCTAAAATTGGCGAATGAGATGGAACCATACGTACAAACACAAATGTGGGGGTATAATATTGTGGATATCGCACATGCGGTTCGTAGAGCACAAGCGATTAACTCTGACATTAAGAGTTGGTCTTTGAAGTATATTACCAAATTTATTGAGGCAGAAAAAGAAAATCGTGTTTATGTTGAGGGGGATAAAATCGGAAAGATTTATTTTGACAATGAGGACTATTGGATGAATAAAGAAAACGGTAACTATAAAAAGATAGGAATCAACGAAAAGATAGATGAAGTTTGTTCAAGGAGAACTGATGTATATGTGAAAACTAATGGTTCAAAAATTATTGAAGACTATCTTGATGATGACCTTTATGAGACTATGGTTGTTGACGAACAGTTTAACCAAGCGAATTTTTTACTTTCTAAATTGGTACCAACCACCTATGAACGACTCTCAACGATGGGTACCGCAACATTATGGAAAATAATTATGTGTGCGTGGTCTTATAAAAACAAATTGGCACTTCCTAAAAAGAAAGAGAAAAGAAAATTTACAGGAGGACTTTCTCGTTTGGTTCAGGTCGGTTACTCAAGAAAGGTATTAAAACTCGATTACTCGTCACTATACCCCTCCATTCAGTTAGTTCACGATGTGTTCCCATCTTGTGACGTAACAGGATCAATGAAAAGTATGTTGAAGTACTTTAGAGATACACGTATAAAATATAAAAACTTAGCAAGTGAATTTAAAAAAACGGATCCGAAACTTTCAGTCTCATATGACAGGAAACAATTACCAATTAAAATCTTTATCAACGCGTTCTTCGGTTCTCTCTCAGCACCTCACGTATTTCCGTGGGGAGACATTGATATGGGAGAGCAGATTACGTGTACAGGAAGACAGTATTTAAGACAGATGATTATGTATTTTATGAGTAGAGGGTATGTTCCTTTGGTTCTTGACACGGATGGGGTCAACTTTGAGACTCCACAAGATAGAGAAAACTATACCTATGTAGGTAAAGGACTTAACGGGTTAGTTAAGGAGGGTGAAACCTACGTAGGTGCTGAAGCCGATGTTGCAGAATATAATGATTTATTTATGAGAAACGAGATGGGTCTTGATATTGACGGTGTATGGCCCGCAACCATTAACGTGGCTCGTAAGAACTACGCATTACTCACAGATAAAGGTAAAGTTAAACTTACGGGTAACTCAATTAAATCTAAAAAACTTCAAACATATGTTGCAGAATTTTTAGATAAAGGGTTAAGAATGTTACTTGATGGTAAGGGTGGTGAGTTCTTAGATTTTTATTATGAGTATGTAAGTAAAATTTACAACAGAGAAATACCTTTAGCAAAAATGGCAAACAAGGCTCGTGTTAAACAATCAATTGACGATTATAAAGTACATATCACAAAAAAAACAATTTCGGGCAGTTTAATGTCAAGACAGGCTCACATGGAACTTTTAATGAATGCCGGAAAAAAACCAGGTTTAGGTGATACCATCTATTACGTTAATAACGGTGAAAAGAAATCACACGGTGATGTTCAGAAAAAAACAACAAAGATGACTAAAAAACAAATTGAGGATTATACAAAAATTCACGGGGGCGTACCACCTGAAATGTTATCAAAAAGTGAAGTTATCTTAAATTGTTATTTAATTGATGAAAAGGAAATAGAAAATAACCCTGACTTATTAGGTGATTATAACGTGGCGAGAGCGTTAGCAGCATTTAATAAAAGAATTGAACCCTTACTTGTTGTATATAACCCTGATATTAGAAAAGACATTTTAATTGAAAACCCAATATATCAACCAATCTTTACGAAGTCACAAACAGTATTAGGTCGTGGATATCCAATGAAAGAAAAGGATCAAGATAATTTAGATGAGGTCTTAACTTTATCTGATATGGAGATCGTATTTTGGCAAACAGTGGGTATTGATCCATACTATATGTATATTGACAATACTTTGGAACTTGTTGAGAAAAGTAGAGTTGATCACAATAGAAAACTAATGTTGGAGAATAAAGTTAAAAAGTCAGTTGATGTTGATGACCTTTATGAATTTGATGAAGATGGTGACTTAATGTCCTTAGTTTTTGACTAAGACCCCTTTAACCCATCACTAGAAAGGACATACCAGTTATTTCCAATATACTTAAATTCAACACAGGAACCTTTAGTTAGTTCAACCTCATTAAATTCTTCGTCTATGAGTGTATCGGATTTTACCAAAGTGTTTGTTAATGATTTTATAACTACGTGATCTGTGTTTGTGTGGTCTAAAGATATGACACAAAGATCAACACCTTTGGTAACAATAACATACTCACCATTAGTAGTATAGTTTTTATTGGTTACAATAGCTGAGTCAGAGGTCTCAATAATGTTACCGTTTATAATTCTTTTGGATGGGATCGATTTAAAAACTGCCATAAAAAATTATATTACAGTATACGGACTTGTAAATGGTCTATATTTTAACGCTTTATTCATATTTTCCGCCTGAGCCCCTTTGATCTCCCATTGTTTTTCGGGCCTCAACCTTTCAAGTCTTGTTTTAAGTTCTTCCCACAACATAGTTTTTTCATCTTTCGCTTCGGATTGTAAGGTTGTGTATTCTAATGTTAACTCACTATCTGGAGTCTTTAAATTACCACTATATTTTCCCCTAACTCTCGCTAAAGTTTCTTTACAATATGCGGTAAACCACCTTCTAACCCAAGTCTGCGCTGGTGAGTTTAATTCATCCCAACGAGTTTCATCAATAGGAACGTCAGATGGTAATCTAACAACATCTGGATTTTTCTTTAAACAGTCCTCCCTATCAAAAGTATCGTAATACCAATACCATACTCTGTTACCTTTATTTTTCATATTACCAAAATCAAACTTACCACCAGGAACATTCATTAAATGTATCGCCTTTTTACCTTCAGGTAATGCGGTAACCCTATATGTTAATTCTCCCGTTATAATTCTTCGTTTAATATTGATGTCTTGCATCCTCAATAATATATCAAAGGCTGGAGTTACAAAATAATTTCCCGATGTTCCCATTTGTGAAAAACCGGCACCACCACCTAATCCAACACCTCCCATACCTCCAAATCCACCCATAAATGGATCAAAATATGCTGCGTCCAATTCTGATCTTGAGAACCACAACAATTCGTTAAGTTCTCTACCTGCGGGTATTTCATAAATTTGTTGGTTAGGAATTAAATCTATATAATCTTTTTTCAAAACGTAATCACCACCAGCTTGTAATCCTACGATTTTAGAGTACGAATAGGTGTATTGTGTTTCCCAATCTAAACTTCTCGTCGTAAACGCTCTTGTTACGGATTGCTCATCTAAATTTAAACCATACAAAGACGACCACTGACTTTCAATCAACCAATCGTTTACGTGTTGGGAATAATCTTGAATTGATAACTCCAATAAAGAGTCCATCATTTCATCCTCTAGTTCAACACTCCTTAACGGAGCCCCCAAAAGATTTTTAATTCTTTTATAGAGTTTACCTCTATCTGGTTCTTGAATAATTGATGTGGTCATAAGATATATTTTTATATAAATATCTTATTATTTTGATTTGTTTCTTTCTATTTGAGTTACGTATAAATCATTTACGAACGACCAATTAACAACCTTCCAAAAGTTTTTAACGTATTTGTCTCTTTGGTTTTTATATTTTAGGTAATAAGCGTGTTCCCAAACATCTAAACCCAATATGGGATACCCCTGTATTTTTTCAGTATTCATCAGTGGGTTATCTTGATTTGGTGTGGTAACTATTTTTAAAGTGTTACTTTTTGTTAATATTAACCAAACCCAACCGGAACCAAAACGGGATTTTGCTTCCTCCTCAAACTTCTCTTTAAATTTATCCATAGAACCAAAAGTTTTTTCTATTTTACTTTTGATTGGGTCTTTTATTTCTTGTTTTGTTGGGGATAACATTTTCCAAAATAATGCGTGATTAAATGCCCCACCACCATTATTTTTAACTTTATCATTAAATTTAGATATTTTTTTAATGATTGACTCAATATCCAAATCAGGGCCTTTAACTTTTTCTAACTCTATATTTAATTTCTCAACATACCCCTTATAATGCTTTGTGTAGTGAGTTTTCATTGTTTCTGAATCTATAAACCCCTCTACAGAGTTATAATCGTAAGGTAATTTTTCAACACTTATACTTTTTATTTCTGAAATAATATTTTTATGTGAAATTAAATCTTCATTTAATTTAATCTCCAATTCATTGATCTTATTTTGAAATGGTTTGTAAACGGATTTTATTTTCTCTTTGTTTTTTTGTTCAAATTTTTTCATTAAGTCTTTTTGTTCTTTTGTGGTGTCTCCGTTATATTTAATATTTACTTCCATTATTTATAAATATCACCTACCATTAGAAATTATCTTTAACATTTCCTCTATTGACGATGCCTCATCTAATAATAGATCATCCCCCATAACTGTGGATATTATTTTTTTCTTTCTATTTAAGATGTCGTATATTTCACCCTCTATTGTGTTTTCAAAAAGGGGGTAGTAAACTGATGTTGAATTTTTTTGTCCAATTCTATGTGACCTATCTTCTGCTTGTGCGTGTTCTGCCGGTACAAACGACAAATCATTCATAATAACCGCTTCGGCCGATGTTAAAGTAATACCAACACCCGCAGCCTTTAAGTTCCCAACAAAAACTTTAATTTTATCATTCTCTTGAAAATCATCCACAGATTTTTGTCGATGAGGTTTTGAACAAGACCCATCTAAATAAACCGCACTTTTTCCAAAATGGTTATAAATAGCACGTAATGTGTCTGTAAAGTTTGTAAATATGATAACTTTTTTTCCTTGATCAATAATATTTTCAGCTAACTCAATAGTTGATTTAACTTTTTCTTCGGCAATAACTTTTCTAACTTTCATTAATTTACCAAATTGGATGGTTAATGATCCGGATTCGTTGGGGTTTTTGTCGTACCAATCATAGTATTCACCCATGAGTTCTTCATAGTCTTTAGACTTTAATCTTAAATAAACAGGTGTAATAATTTTATCGGGTAAATCTAAAACGTCTTCTTTTAGTCTCCTAAGAATGTGTGATTGCGTTCGTTCTCTTAGTTCATCTAAGTTTGATGCTCCCGTAACATTCCAAATTTTTCTATTACCCACAACGAATTGAAACCCGTTACAATATCTTTTTGCGTATGCCATCCAATTCGCGGCCACAGGACTTTCAACCAAACTCAAAAGATTAAAATAATTCATCGGTCGTGATGTCATTGGTGTGCCCGTTAGTAACCAAACCCTATCGACTTTATCGCAGATATCGTTTACAATTTTAGTTCTCTGAGCTTGGGGGTTAGATATCATATGCGCTTCGTCCATAATTACCAAATCAAATTTGGTGTTTAGGATGGTCGATTGATCTCTTTTTTTTACGTCGTGGAAGTTTTTTAATATGTCGTAATTTACTATCACAATGTCGTGATCCGTTGAAAACTTCTTCCCTTCAGCAATGTAAACGGATCTACTTGAATAGTTTTCAATTTCTCGTTGCCAATTAATTTTTAAAGATGCCGGGCAAACTATTAATATTTTTTTTACTTTTGTTTCAAGTGTGGCGATGATTGTACTGGTAGTCTTACCAAGACCCATATCGTCAGCCAAAATATATTTTTTGTTACCAACCAATTTCTCTATTGCTGGTTTTTGATGTACCATTGGTGGCCTTGAGTCGTATTTTGTATAATCGACAACAACATTTTTAACTTCATTGTCTTTAATGATAGCGGTTTTTGGTAGCCAAAAGTCGTGTACAGTGTCACTACTAAACACCTTACCCCATATATGGTATGATTTATCTTTCTCAACCAAAAGTTTCTCAACATAAATCTCTGTCGGTTCTTTGGTATACATTTTTTCTTCCATCATTTTTTTACCAAAATACGAATCGAGTTTGACCCATTTTTTTGCGACCTTTGGTGTACGACCGTGAAAATTTATAATGTACTCCGCTTGAGATCTGGTAGGTGTAAACGATTTACTATTTTGTTTTTTGTGTTTTAAATTTAGGATATAGTTATTTGATCCTTCATATTCGTCAAGTAATTGAAGTGACCTCGTTTCGGGTGTTCTTGAAATTAATTCTTCCATAATAATATAAATAAAAATAGTAAACAATAATAAATAATCAATCAATGTATTTATAGTTATGTCACAGAATAAGGTCCCAATTACAAGGTTAAATAAGTTTTTTTCTGAAGAAGATTTTTTTTTAGAAATATCCATGGGCATGGAATGGCAATTAGGTGATATGAATTTTACTGTCGTATTATACAGAGTTGACAAACAAAAAACAAATACCGACGATGTGTACGGAGAAGCATTAAGTAGCGGTATACAATTTTTAACACCGATAGAAATAAAAGGTTTGGTTAAGATAGACGCCCCTACAAACGCAGATCTTGGGGCGTCAAAACTTTCACAAATTGAGCCCGGTAATATGACCTTTAGTGTTTACCAAACGTATTTGGATCAATTAGCTATTGACGTTTCATTAGGTGATTATTTGGCATATTACGAAACAGAAGATCGAGTTAGATATTATACCGTAGTTAACGACGGTAGAGTTACTTCGGATAATAAACACACTTACGGTGGATATAAAAAATATTATAGAACAATAATCGCATCGCCAGTAACAAACGATGAATTTAACGGATTATAAAAATGGCATTACCAAAAAAAATTAAAAAACATTTACCATTAGTTCCTCAAAAGGTTGGGGTTGAAAGAAGGGAAGAGATGTTGGGTGACATCACAAATGACGGCACTTACTTACCGAAGGGGGTATTACATGCTGATATGGATCGAGGCATTTTAGATTTTGTTAAAAACGATATTAAATTGGTTGTTGACGGAAAATTGGTCCCCACTGTGGATAAAATCATAACAACACAAAGTTGGTCACAATTTACCGAGACTTGGGATTTTCAAGACTTAGATAAAAACGTATCATTACCTTTTATTATCACCGTTAGACAACCTGAAGTTAAATACGGCAAGTTTCAAGGAGGTGCGGCAAACATACCCGAAAGACTTAGATTTTTTTATTATACGGTTCCTACGTGGGACGGACAAAGAAAAGGTGCAGATGTATATACAATACCACAACCTGTTCCTGTAGATATTACTTACACTATTAAAATCTTTTGTAATAGGATGAGAGAGGTGAATGAGTTTAATAAAATCATGATGCAAAAATTCACATCAAAACAATCCTACACACAAATTAAAGGACATTATATGCCGATTACATTAGAGGACCCAACGGACGAATCGGTAAAGGACATTGAAAAAAGAAAGTATTATATACAAAGTTATAAGATAACATTAAAGGGACTATTAATTGACGAGGAAGAATTTCAAGTGTCACCAGCAATTAGTAGACAGGTAACATTATTTGAGTTTGAAACTAAGAAATCAAACCGTAGGGTAAAAATAGAACCTCCAAGACCTAATAGTTTTGATTTGGATTTATTATTTGTTTCAGGAGTAACCCAATTAAATGAGGTTTTTAGATATACGGTGGATCTAAACGTGACATCAACACAAAATGTTACATCATATTCAGTGTATATTAATAATAATTATTTAGGAGACGATCTACCTGTAATACAAATAACCGATGGTGACACCTTAAAGGTGACTGTGGTTAAAATTGATAATAACACTTCGTCAACCATAAAGACCAATTCAGTGATTGTTTAATCACTCTCCATATATGTCTTTTTCTTTTGTGCATGTTTTTATAATTAATTTCTCCAAAAACTTATAAAGTTTTAATCCGTTATCTTCACAATATTTTTTTAAGATGGTATGAGATTCTTCTGAAATCTTTATATTTTTAATTTTTTTCATATTAATAAATATTTTTATAGGTAGAAAAAAGGTAGAATTTTTTCATACTTACCTATATTTATTATTTTTTTGGTCAGTTTTTTGCTGTTTTTAAATGTATTTATATAAAAAAATAAATCTTTAATTAAATAGAAAAAATGGCATCTACTACTAAAGTATTCGTTTCTCCGGGGGTATACACCTCAGAAAGGGACTTAACTTTTGTTGCACAAAGTGTTGGTGTAACTACTTTAGGTTTAGCTGGTGAGACCCTACAAGGTCCCGCCTTTGAACCTATTTTTATTACAAATTTTGATGAGTTCCAAGTATATTTTGGAGGAACAAGTCCTGAAAAATTTGTAAACACACAAATCCCTAAATATGAAACCGCGTATATCGCCAAATCATACTTACAACAATCAAATCAATTATTCGTTACGAGAATACTTGGATTATCAGGTTATGATGCTGGTCCTTCTTGGTCTATAGTAACTATCGGTAATTTAGATTCAAGTACACTTGCGATTACTGGTACTACACCATCATCAGTTTCATACGTATTCTTTACGGGAACAACAGGATCGAGTGCTAACATCACAATCACTTCACCATCGGCGTTATTATCTTCTGATTTTTACAGTACATATACAACGGCAAATGGATCAACCTCTACATTAAATTCTGATTTTCAATCTTATATTTCGTCAGAGGTTAATCGTTATTCTACGGCATCCGCTTTAACAGGTAGAACCGCATATTTTTGGGGGTCGGTTGATACTCCGACGTACAGTGCAGTGACTGGTGACTCAATAACATCTGGTGGTGCAACGGCATACACAGAAACGTTTGGAGTTGAGGATGTGATATTTGCAAACAACGACTTATCATCATACAAAAACGATCCTTGGTATTATTCATTGTTTGATTACAACAAATCTGGAACTTATAGTAACTATAATGGTTATGGTTTTGGTTCGGTATTAAAAACAATATCAAGTATAGGTGGGGGGGTTTATTCTGGATCTATGGCCGTTTACCTTACAAATTATTCAGGATCGACTTATTCAGAATATGATAATATGGTCGTATCAACATTAAGATCAAGAGGTATTACATCGTACTCAAGTTCTCAACACGGACCTAATTTCCAAGTTAGTGCAACAACAGGGGTTAATATTATTACAACAGGAACGTATTCTGGTGTATCAACTAATCCGTTTGAAACTTTTGTTATTTCAGGTATCACAAATGATGGGGACACATTTAGTTTTGAAACGTCATTGGCGTCGACAGACTCTCAATACATTTCTAAAGTTTTTGGTAGATCTAATTTTGGTAAAGATAGAAATGAGGTTCCTTTATTTATTGAAGAGACATATGCAAGTCTATTAACTACGGGGTATAATAACGGTAAAATTAGAGGTATCTATGGTGCGTTGGTTGATCTTCCTGGTGTAACTGATGACTCAGTAATCCAAGACTATTACGATTCTTTAGGGTTCTATTTAGAACAATACCAAACTCCTGAAACTCCATATATGGTTTCGGAATTAAGAGGTAATAAAGTTTATAAGTTATTTAAATTTAAATTAATCTCCGATGGTAACGCAGCAAATAGACTTGTTAAAATGTCTATTGGGAATATCTCATTCTCTAATGGTACTTTTGATGTATTCATTAGAGATTTCTACGATAATGATCAAAATGTAAGAGTTGTTGAAAGTTTCACTAACTGTTCTATGGATCCAAATCAAACTAACTATGTAGCTAACAAAATAGGTACATCTAACGGTGAATATGAAGTAAAATCTAAATTTGTAATGTTAGAGATGAGTTCAGAAGCACCATCAGACGCATTACCTTGTGGTTTTGAGGGTTACACCTCAAGAGAGTACGCACAATCAACACCACCATTTGTAGTATATAAAACAAAATATTTACAAGCGGGTGACGTTATTTATAACCCACCATTTGGATCATCATCAGGTGGAGATAATCCAGTAATATCAAACGGTGAGAACCCAAGAAAGGCGTATTTAGGTATATCGAATATTACCGGTATTGATTACGATTTTTACGAATATAAAGGAAAACAAATACCTGCAAACTTGGCTACTGATACTGTCGGTACTACTTGGGCGTACACAACAAAGGGATTCCATATGGATAGTGGGTCAACGGTTGTAACCAAACTTAACGTATTAACATCAGCAACAACGGCAGCATTTGAAGTTGGTACAGGATCATTTAGTTCTGAACCGACTGACAGTGATAACCCATATTACAGATTAAATACTCGTAAATTCACAGTATTAGCATATGGTGGTTTTGACGGTTGGGACATTTATCGTGAAAACAGAACTAATGGAGATACGTTTGCATTAGGTCAATCAGGATTTAAATTCGGAGCGGCATCATCAGTATCTTACCCAACAGCATCAGGATGGGGAGCGTTTAAACAAATTTCAGGACCAAACCAAGAGACTTGGGCGAATACTGACTATTACGCATACAAATGGGGACAATCAACATTTGCAAACCCCGAATCAGTAAACATTAATATATTTACAACACCGGGTATTGATTATGTTAATAATTCTAACTTAGTTGAGGATGCTATTGATATGGTAGAGTCAGACAGAGCAGACTCAATATATATCTGTACAACACCTGACTTTAACTTATTCTTACCATCTTACAATGATATTGAGGAAGGTCTTATTTATCCTCAAGAGGTTGTGGATAATTTAGAGAGTACAGGTATTGATTCTAACTATACTGCTACTTACTACCCTTGGGTATTAACAAGAGACAGTGTAAACAATACACAAATTTATATTCCAGCAACTGCAGAGGTAACTAAAAACTTGGCGTTAACTGATAACATCGCATTCCCTTGGTTCGCGTCTGCGGGTTACACAAGAGGGCTTGTAAATGCTATTAGAGCACGTAAAAAATTAACACAAGAAGATAGAGACACACTTTATAAAGGTAGAATTAATCCAATCGCAACTTTCTCTGATGTTGGTACTGTGATTTGGGGTAATAAAACATTACAAGTTAGAGAGTCGGCACTTGACAGAATCAATGTAAGACGTTTATTACTACAAGCACGTAAGTTAATTTCAGCGGTAGCGGTTAGATTATTGTTTGAACAAAACGACGATAAAGTAAGACAACAATTCTTAGATTCAGTTAACCCAATCTTAGATTCAATAAGAAGAGATCGTGGTTTAATTGATTTCCGTGTGACGGTATCAAACACTCCTGAAGATTTAGATTCAAACACTTTAACAGGTAAGATTTTCTTAAAACCTACAAGAGCGTTAGAGTATATTGATATTGAGTTTGTTATCACACCTACTGGAGCATCTTTTGATGACGTATAAATAAAAAATAAAATTAATGGGGAGTAGAAATATTCCCCATTTATATATTTATAAAATAAAGGCAATGAAAATAGAAAAAAAAATAATTAAAGAGTCGGTTGGTAACGACCTTAAAGGGTATAAAACATATTCTAACAAAAAACAAAACATTGTTATAACTGAAAGTCAATTGGAGAAAATTTTAGAGAAACTACAAAATAATGGATATTAAAAGACACGTATATAATTTTGTAAGAAAACGTAATTTATTTGAGGGGTTTGATGAACAAGGGAATCCGGATACAAAATATTATGCGTTTGATTGGGACGACAATATTGTTTTTATGCCGACACAAATACTTGTGATGACCGAAAATGAACAAGAGGTTGGAATGTCCACAGAAGATTTTGCCGAACACAGACATCAAATTGGTGTCGAACCTTTTAATTATAAAGGAACTACAATTGTTGGATATGCTCCTGACCCATATAGAAATTTTGGAACCAAAGGAGATAAAAGATTTATTATAGATGCGATGGTAGCGTCACCTGGTCCTTCTTGGAACGATTTTATTGAGTGTGTTAATGGTGGATCTATATTTGCGATTATAACTGCAAGGGGACATAACCCTGAAACTTTAAAAGAGGCGACATATAATTACATTATATCAAATCACAATGGGTTAAATAAAAACACGTTGGTTGAAAACTTAAAAAAATACAGTCACTTTAGTGAGGAGGAACAATTAGATGAATCGTTTGAATTAAACTTTACAGATAAAGACCTCATCAATGAATATTTAGATAGGTGTAGATTTGAACCGGTTTCTTTTGGAGAAGGGAACGCTTCCAGCCCTGAAGAAGGTAAGATAAAAGCAATGAGAAGTTTTATTAGTTATTGTAAAGAAATGGCCCAAGTTATTGGTAAAAATGCTTTCTTTAAGAATGATGTGAATAACCAAGAAATTATACCAACAATCGGATTTTCAGATGATGACCCAAGAAATATAGATAAGATGAAAGAATTTTTAGATAGTGAATATGAAAAAAGTCCAGTAAAAACATATTTAACTAAAGGAAATATTAAAAAAGAACTATAATAACTGGATATATTATAAGAATATTTTATTTGTATACGAAAGTAAATAGAAAAAAATAAACAAGACAATATTTATATAATAAATAAAACAAATTAAAAAATAAGACATGGCTGATTTACTAATGAAAATGCCTTTTCAGTATGAACCTAAAAGAACCAATAGGTTTATAATTACTTTCCCATCTAGTTTGGGGATCAACTCTTGGTACGTTGAAAGTGCGTCAAGACCACAAATAGATATCGCAAAAAAAGAGATTAAATTTTTAAACACTGAAACGTATGTCTCAAGTTCATTTAAGTGGAATGAGATAAGCGTTAAGTTACGTGACCCAATCGGACCTTCAGCTGCTCAGGCGGTTATGGAATGGGTTCGTTTACATGCAGAATCGGTAACAGGACGTATGGGTTATGCTGCAGGGTATAAAAAAGACGTTGATTTAGAAATGTTAGACCCAACGGGAGTTGCGGTTGAGAAATGGATCCTTCAAGGATGTATTATTACTAAAGCAAACTTTGGTTCTG